ACTCTGGGGCTATCTTAGATCATTATGAAGGAGACGGTCCTCCAAAATGGATTAACGAATTCAATACAGAACCACAAGAGGTTTTTAAACGAATGGAAGATTATGAAAAGAAAAAGTAAATACGATGAGACTTTTTACATCTCTCAAATATGGGATCCTTGTACTCAAACACATAAGTCGTTGACTATGTCATTACGTGATATCATCAATAATCCTGAGGGATTAGATATGTCTACAATAAGAGATGCGGTTGCGTCTGTTTTGAACGATATGATGGAATTTATGGATAATCACCGTGAGGCTTTAGAGGATCTTAAATTATCTGTTCCTCAAATAAAAAACCCGGAACCAAAAGGCTCCGGGCTTCAATCTTAACGGCTTAATTGTGAAATTATGCGCGAGTTAAGTTTTTAGCGATTACGTGCTTACGAGCAGCGCTTACAAGAGGTGTTCCATAAAGGAGTTGCAACCACTTATAAGAAGTGTCAGTAACAGCAAGATCGTATTTGATCATGCTACCAAGCTGTTTCCAGCAAAGGGCATCAGTGTCGTGCATAAGCAAGAATGCTTTAGCAGCGCCAGGAAGTTGGCTGTTTCTGTCGATAACGACAGCGTTACCAGATCCGAGCAACTTAACTCGACCGATGAATTCCCAGTTAGCACCAGCTCCATCTTTTGGAGAGCGGAAAACGTTGGCATACAAAGGAGTACCTGTGTAGGTAGGCTCTGTAGATACGATGTCACCAGCAGCAACAACAACAGAAGCTTCTGCACTAGGCAAAGTCTCACCGTCATTATAAACCATTGACATTTTGTATCCGTAAGTACCAGCATCACCAGCACCAAACTCACTTGAAGCATCAGCAGCACCAGCACTATTTGCAAGTGTAGGAGCACCAGACGCAGAAGTAGTAGACGCTAAAGGCGCTTTACGTGGGCGGTTAAACAAAGAAGGCTTGAAACGGAAATCAATTGTTCCAGTGTGCTCTTTAACTCTGTTTCCAGAAGTAAGAGTCTCACCAGGAAGCGTTCTTTGCTTTTGGTAAAATTCTTTTGAAAAGTCACTGTGGATATCAGTACCTAGGTAACAATCCATAGCCATACCAAAGTTGTTAACGTTTTTCAACGCCATGTCTTCAGCAGTGTCATCAGTGTATTTATTACGAACGTCGATGATTACAGAATCATCAGCACCAGCAGACTCATATCCTGCGAAAGCAGTAGACTTATACTGAGCTTGTTGTTCTTTAGTTACGATCTGAGCTTCGATACCATCATACTCAAGAGCATTGATTGTAGAATCAGCTTCGAACATAAAGCGTTCGTTACGAGCAAGAAGCTCGATAGTTTTGTTTTTTACTTCACGAGCGATAACAGGACCGTGAGCAGCTTGGATCAAAGTAAGATCGTGTTGAACTTGACCTTGTGTACCAAGATACTTAACCTGAACGATTTCTCGATCATATTGAGCGTCAGTGGCAACAGGAGTTCCACCCATTTGGAAAAATGGATTTACTTCTTGACCGTAGCTGTTCTGTACGTTGTACTCATGAACAGTTTGAGGAATTTTTTCCTTGATAATGTCTTTCCACAATTTTAAATGCTCAAGACCATGAGTAACGAGTTTCAAAGTTCTGTCTAGATCTTCAACAGCTAGGGCAGATCCACCAGTAAGGCCATTAGGCGCAGTGGTACCATAGTTTTGAGAGATAGAAAGTGCCTTATGAAGTTCGTCAACTTGTTTTGCTGTGTGCGTTCCGAATCCAGTAACTGAAGGATCGTTGGCAACTTGTTGTTCGATATTCATCGTGCTTTCTCCTATAGAAAGTTAGTTAATACGATTTTGTTATATTGATTTTTTTGTAAGGTGGGTTTGTTAATAAACTCTTTTAAAATGTAAGGGCCGATGATCATCAGCCCGACTATTAATTAATTATAGCAAATTATCCTTGTAATTTTTTCTCAACAGCTTTTCTAGCCGCAGGATCAAAAATCGTTCCAGTATTCTCTAGCTCAATAACTTGGTCAGCTTTGATAGTACCAGACTTAACTAGTTCTTCAGCGGCATCAAGCATTTCAGATTTAGAGAATGACTCAGGAGCTTTGTTCGCAGGATCTTCAGATTTCTCTAAAGCTTCGATTCCAGTGATTGATTTAGATCTCTGAGGAACAGAGGCCATAGCTTTAATCAACTCTTGAGTTTCTTGAAGGGATTTTTTAAGTGAATCATTTTCGTCTTTAAGACCAGAAACAGCTTCGGAAACAGCAGACTTAATTAGGTCTTGTTGTTTTTGCTCTTCAGCTTTCTTGAAGTCTTCAGCTTTTTTAAGTTCTTCGGCTTCAGCGGCTTCGGCTTGAGATTTCTTGAAAGCTTGGAAAGCTTCATACTCAGAAGCGTCGATTTCGACTTCTTCACCGTTTTCCGATTTCATGAAAGGACGCATTTTAGGAGCTTTTGCACCTTTATCACCAGAACCAGTAGTTTGGTCAACAGACTTAGCTTGCTTTTTAGCTTCGGCGTTTTCATCTTCAACACCTTCGCGCTCGGTGATGTCACCATCATAATTCTTAGCACGTTTACCATCTTCATCAGTAGCAGGTACATCAGAGATTTGTTTAGGTCGACCAGCACCACGTTTATCATCATCTTGAGCTTTAGGAGCTTTGGCAACAGCTGCATCAGCAGTTTTGTCAGCGTCTTTAGCAATATCAATTGACTTTTCAACGTTATCAGTAGCAGGTTCTGCGAATAGATCGTCGATCAAGGCGTCTAGAGATTTGTTCAGTTCTTCCTGATCTACTTTTGTGTTGTTTTCATCCATTTTTAAACTCCTAAAATGTTATAGTTAAATTATATCAATGTTCAACTTTTTATTTTTTCTTAAATACATTAGACGGCTTTAAGTTTTCTTTCATGGTTTTAAGCTCCATTTTTTCTCTAAGCTTTTTAGCGCCCGGACGTTCTTCATATTTTGAGACTTGTATCTTCTCGTTTAGCTTTTTCTTACGTGGAGCTTTGTCTGGCCCTCTACCTTTACCAAACTCTTCTTCAATTGAAGGGAATGTGGTTGTGAGTCGTTCTCTAAGAGCGGCCCACAATTCAGCTTTGGTGCACTCTGGATATAAGATAGCCATTTTATCGATAGTCTCTAACATATTAGATTTATACATGTTTTTGTCCATCTTCTTCATTTTCTTTTTCTTAGGTTTCTTATATTCGTCCTCTGCACCTTGGACTTTAGGCTTATCTTTATCCATAGATTGCATAGATAACGCTTCACCACCGGTTCTTGCAGCAGGAGCTTTTGTTGCAGCAGCTCCAGCACTTAGGGCTTTATTTACCATTTCAACAACCTGAGTGGCGGTAAATGTGACCTCTCCAGTATAATCTTCGGCCACTGACTGTTCCTGTGCGTCAAATTCTACATCTGATGCATTCATAGACTTGACTAGATCAGCGTAAGTATTTGAATTTACAGGGTTCATTGTGAGTGCGACTGCATTAATTCTACACTTTCTGATGATTTTTGGATTAGACGTATCGCGCTCTAATATCTGACCTTCAACGGATAATCCCATACGCCCCCGATCACCCTCTCCAAGTGAATCCATAATCTCCTTAACTGCTTTAGCTTTCGAATGATTTTTAAATAATCGACCTTCAATATATAAACCGTTTTCGCCTTGTTGATATCCGTCTAAAATTCCTATTGTATCTTCAGGTGATTTTCCATGATCCCAATTTAGCACACCTTTCTTTTTATCAATAGGACTCAAATCAATACCCTTTTGCATTATAGTTTCGCCCTGTTGATCTGAGTGTCCAGTTGAGGCCAATCCTTTTACCTTCCACTCACCGTCCGTAGATCCTTTTTCAAGCTCCGCTGGCATTATAAACTTAAATAAGTTATTCATATTCTACCTCATGCGTAAATATATATCCATACACCGTTTTTCGGGATCCATTTAAGCATCCTCGTATTTTATTTGCTGAGTGGGGTATTTCTAAATCCCTGCAGCATTGTGTTTTATTTTTCCAAGTTCCAATGAATTTACCGCGGTTATAGTTTTTCGTGCCTGAACCTTTTTGGTGGTCAGTAATTCTGATAGCTTTATACACTGAGAATTCTTTTACTCCATGAGTATTTAGTATTTTATCAGTTATTTTGCAGTAATCCTTTTTTTGCAGAGATTTTAACCAGTTAGACTTCCACTCAGGATCGCTAAATCTTAAGTTGGTTGACTCAGATACTAATTTTTTTGAGCTAAGCTTATGAACATATCCGTGCGTTCCGTCTCCGCCTAGAGTATTATTTGCACCTTTCTTATATAAATTATGATCCTTTATTAGTTGTGACTCTAATAACTTAGCCTCTTCTAGTGTCAAATTTTCTCTGTAAATCTCTACCTTACATCCATATTTTTGAACAATATTGCTATGGTGAGAATTCCTCTGAGTTAATTTATACGCCCTAGCAAATGACTTAGGTTTTTCTGACTTCGCAAAGCCACCTAACCCCACATAAAATATTGTCGAATCTGTTTTTTTTCTATGTAAATATACGTAACCCACCATATCATCAATTATATCAAGGACCAACTATTTTATTCGTATGATTCGTCGTCTGGACTATACTCAGATGAGATCAGACTGTTGTCATCATCTTCATTAATTGAGTCTAGTAATTCGTTTGCGTTATAAGCTTCCAGCGCATCTGTGAGGTCTTGGATAGCTTGTTTTAAAATGAAGTGGGTTTTGGTATTTGACCAGCCAAAGAGATCGGCTAGCTCAGATTGGACTAGTTCTGGCATTACACCTTCTGGACTTGATTTGTCTTTGATGTATTTCCAAAAACAATAATGGTGCTCTTCCGAATTAATCCACCACTGGCACTCAGGCTCATTCTGAATTCTGCCAGATTTATCATTAATATCTGGTTTCCCCTTGTCACAACAGGCTTCAGGCAAATACTGAAGTAGTCTGGGACACACTTTCCAGAAATTATCTGTGCCATCTAAGGCTTTAGGGGTTTTAATGAGCTTCATGTTCTTTTTCACGTCAACAGTTCCTATGATGCAATTAGCTCAGATCGATGTAGATCTGAGCTAAAATACTAATTATTTGAATATCTTATGGAATTTGTTAGTGAGAATGTAGTTCTCTACGAATGCCCGTTTGTTATTGAAGGACATATTTACGGCTTTTTTAGTCTCGTTATAACTAGCTTGTTCTTTTTCAGGTAGTGGCTCTGCGCCTTCTTCTTCCATTTTAGGAAACTTAACACTGATAGGAGCTCTAATCATTGGACATTTTGAGAATTCAACCTCAACTGGACCAAAGAACGTTTGGAAGATTATGATCTCAGATCCATCTAAAGAGGCACCACAACGGAGAAGTACTTGCCGATCGGCTGCTTTATCATCAATAGAATCAAATCCATGGACCCAATATTCATTAAGGATTAGTTTCTTGTATTGAGTCATAGTTAGACCCATACGTTTAGATGCAATGTGATCCATATAGTCAATTTTACGCTTGACCATTTTGTATCGCTCTTCAAGTTCGCCATCAAATTGACCGTTTACTCCGCCTCTAGCTCTGTGGCTCATCAGAGTTCCTTGGGGAGTGATAAGTCTGTCATCTAGATTTTGAGCAATCTGGAATCCCATAGACGCTGCAAATAGAGTAATTGTGTGTACTTTTTGAGGAACAGCTTTAACAAAATCAATCATGTCAAGACCATCAAATACTGATCCACCTGGTGTATCTAAAACTAGATAGATTTTACTGTTTTTACTTAGTTTACGACTAATCTTTTGGACTTTTGTCATAACACCAGCAACCGAATCTTCAGTTACAGGGCCTCTAAGAACGACCATGTTTTTATCTTCTAGAGTGATGATTTCTTTTACTGGGAATGTCTTAACTTCTTCCACAGATTGAAGGGTGTCTTTTGGCAAAGGAACACCTTGCTCTTCATATTGTTGTACGATTGTGGTCGTAGATACTTGATTTCGTTGAATCTTCTGAACTGTAGTGATTCCTAGTGGGACCAATAACAGCATACTTAGGGTCAACAGCACGGCTGTCAAAGTCTTCATAATGCCTCCTTGCATTAAAACTAGATTTATCCTAGTTTGTATTTAGTTTTCTTATTCAATAGATTATCTATTGCATAATCACAAACCAGAATCTGGTTCTTTATTTCTTTTACTAAGAGCAATTGAGTAGGATTCTGTCTCAACGTGAAATTGAGCAGATCCCGCAGTTGTTGTCTTTTCTGAAAAATGCGATACTCGATTGCTTCCATGTATTAATTATATCATAGTCGCGGTAGTCGTAAACTTAAATATTGTAGTTTCTAAGGTATTGGATAGATTTTTCAAGAGTTTCTATACAATCATTTGCAAAACCTAAAATAGAGTTGCACCTATTGCATAATAACCCTCGTATTTTATTAGTTTTGTGGCAATGATCAACGAATAATCTATCAGAATGAGAGATTCCAGAATCGGGGCTTTTACAAATTTTACATACTCCGTTTTGTGATTCTAACATTTTATTAAACTGATCTAGTGTCAGGCCATACTTTCTTTTTAAATTTGTTTTTAGTATGTAGTCTGGATTTTTAAGATGCCAAGACTTGTTATATTCCTTCCATTTAAGTTTCTCTTCTTCTGTTTGGTTTTTCTTTTTAGTTCTAACTTTTTTAGCTACACATGTTCTGCAAGTCCCCCTACGATAGTCTTTGCCATTCTTTTTGAATTTGTAGAACTCCGATTCGCTTTTTGAATATTTGCATTTTTTACACGTTTTCATAATATAATTATAACATGGGTGTGCATTTCTATTTTATATTAAAATTTGCACCACATTTGGCGCGCCAACTGCATGAGTTGCACCAGTCTGGAGTTTTGTCGGGTAATGTCTTTGATGAGGTTGCATCTTTGACATTTTGAATCTTTTGAATTATATTAACAAATGCTTGATCT